CAATAAATTGTCATAAGTTACCGAACCATCTGCAACAGACTTATGGTAAGCTTTACCTTCGTTATATGATAATTGAACTGCATCTACTGGTGGAGTACCACCTTCAGCAATGATGTGACCAACAATACCTTCAGTATACTGAACACCGCCAACACTAGCACGTTGACCGAAAAGCATACTTCTTTCAATGTCAATCTTGTGTTCACGAAGTTTTAGATTCCAAATGCGTTGCCACTCATCAGCGTATCCACGATATTGAGTTGCTCTAGCAGTATTAGACATTTCACAAGCTGTCTTAAAGATTTGGGTAAACCCATAATCATTATCAAGTTCTTGAGAAAATACGTCTGGAGCACCAGAACCTTCAGCAAATGCTGAACCAATAACTTGAACATTAACAGCTGTACTTGAACCATCAATACTTACTGCACTTGTAGAGTTTTCTCTAAGCCATCTAACTTTAATTTCAGTAGCTGAATTTACCGCTGTGACAACACAAGTTGCTGCATTAGTACCTTCACCCATACCTGAAATAGTAGATGAAACCATAAGAACCATACCTTTTATTACCCAAGGGGAAGAAGATATTGTCATTGTATCTTCTGTATCTTCAGCAATAGCACCTAAGTTACTAGATGTTGTAAAAGTCCTATCTGTCATAGCAATTTTGCTTCTATCTTCTAGAAAACGAAACTGACTATCAGAGGTAGGAACTTTTCCTACTTTTGACAAGTATACAAAAAATGGAGACTCCTCCGGGGCTAATTCCGCAACCCTATCACTAAAGTCATATAACCTACGTGATGGAATGGTTGAATCAATAACCGCACCGGGAGTACCAAATTTTACTTGTCCACTATTATAAGTAGCCATTATTTACTCCTATTTTGTTATTTATAAAACACTATTCCTACTCCCTGCATTCTTAACGGATTCCCACAATTTATCTGTTTCAGATTTATTCTGAACAGGTTGTCCTTGTAGAACTCCAGCACTGCGAGGAGTATCTTGAGCGGCTTTTACCGCATTCAAGGTATCAGTATTATTTTGACTAACCCCACTGACATCACGCCATAACTTAACAAGGTTACCTAAACCAACTTGCTCTTTTGGCTGAGTTGAAAATTGAAGAAACTCTTTAATGTCACCATCGGACATTTTATAGTTATTCCTCAAAGTATTAACAGTATTGTTCAAGTGCATTTCTGTTTGAACTTTTGCCTGTTGCTCTGCCATAGCTTTGCTGATTTTCTGTTCTGCTATTCTTTCCATATCGGATTTTACTAGCTTTCTAGAAGGGGTATCTTTTTTTGGGTCAAAGGCGTCCCAAGGGTTGAAATCGTCAACTTCAACAGCTGGTGATGATTGTTTTTCATCTGAAGGATTAGAAATATTATCTTGTAATACCTTAACTAAATCAGGTCTCGACTCTAGTAAATCAACTAAAGGTTCGTATTTTTTCAATTCTCCGAGTTCCGCCTGTGAGCGGTCATACATTGATTGAAATTTACGAGCTTCAGTATCTTCATCTAAAACCGGGTTTTCATTAGTTTCAGCGACAACCTCATCAGGAGATTGTGCTACAGTAATATTATCCTCAAATGGGCTTTCATTACCTTGAGCTGTTTGTTCGACATTAGCCTCAATTTGTTCTAAAGTTTCCATGTATATATCCTTTCGAGATGTCTCTATGTTTTCTGAGCCGAACTAGCTTTATTCGCTTCATTATTAAGACGATTAGCTAATTTCTCAACTTCGAGCTTCACCTCATTTTCTAGTTTACTACGTTGTACTCTTCTATCTGCCTTAGAATCTGATGAGACTTCACCGAGTCTAGTTTTGAATTTCTCCACTTCAACTCGTTTTCTGTCTTGCACAGATTCTCTTTGGGCTGTTTGCAAGTCACCCTGCAAATTCTTAACCTGTCCCTGTAAGGACTGGATTTGTTGCATCATTTGTTCTTTTTCATTTGTTCTTCTCATGATGCCTTCTTTATCAAATATTTCTGGGTTTTTCTTTAACACTTCTATTTTATCAATAATTCCCATCTGAAATGCCTCTAAATATACACTAAGTTCTGCATATTTATTTGTAGGCATTGTAGAACCCGGTTCAATTCTTATATCATGCTGTTCAATATTGTATTGTTCTTTCTTAATATCAACAATAGAATTTGAAACATCATCGTAAATATTTATCATAACCTCAGTCAAATCATTGTTTGGTTGAGCAAGGCGAAACATCTTTTTAAAACTATAATGACCTTTAGATAAATTATATAAAACCTTACCAATTCTATTTATAGAAAATTCAATATCTCTTAGTTTTGATTTTGGTCTTTCACTACCAAGTGCTATCATTCTTTCTGTGCCACGAACCGTTTCAGGAGCTTTATCACTAAAACCGTGCATCATTTCAGGAAGTCCAAATATAAAATCTATATAGAACTCTGATTGCTGAATAAGTTTATAAAACTCCCCAGCTAATGGAGATGGCTGTGGATAATGTGGCTCTCCTTGAGAAGAATCTATCTCAATTACAGCATTTGGGTTCGCCCAATCCTGTTCTAATTGGGCTACATCATCAACACTACCAAGAGGTACTAAAAGTTTTAATCCAGCAGATGCCTGAGCATGAGATAGTGCTAGAGACCACAGTTTGTTTAAAAGTCTCTGCATTGGTTTCGCTCTGGATATATCTGACTTTGGATATGGTGTACCAGTCCAAACATTTGGTAATGGCACAATAGGATAAATATCTGTATTTAAGATTTGTTCATATAAAACAATCTCACCAACTGAAGCACAAACTTTTATTCTTGTTTGCTCTACAGGAGCAACCGTGAAAACACCAGTTTCTATTAAATCAAGATTTTCTTGTGAAAAACCAACAAATTCTTCTTCAGACATAACCATCTCTGATGAATCTTGATTATTTATTACATAATAAAAATTAACCTTAACTTTATAAAATCTCTCTAAAACCTGATACTTCTTAACATCCATATAGTCTTTATCTTTTACATCGGCTGGAGTAAAAGCTACTACAGAGTTTTTATTCTGAGATGCTGGATAATCACTTCCTTCAATATCATGATATTCAGAGATTTCATTAATTAATCCGGGGATAGTTTCTCCTGTTTCAGGGTCTTCGCTATCCCCTAATTGTGGGTAGAGGTTAATGAGTTGTTCTTGGGTTAATACGGTAGACAATATAATTCCATCAGCGTCATCGCACCAACGGTTTCTCGAAGAAGGAGAGACATATACTCTAAAGGGGTCTAGGTATGTGAACTTCACGTCACCTCTACCAAAATCTGATTCTGAATCAACATAAGCATACAAATAACCCAAGCCAGTTGTAGCATAATCATGTATTGCTTGCTTCATCTGCGAATCACCATCAGATATTTGCCAAACATATCCTAATATAGTTCTCCAAACAGAAGCAACCTTAACATCTGAATCTTCTCTAGGGGTTATTGTAAATGCTGGAGGTCTTGCTGTTAATACAGCTTTAAATTTTTCTATTGCAGCAGAAGTCCTATCCATTGGCACATCTGCTTGATTCCTTGCGGCTAACTCAGAAGACTCATCTTCTGTAAAGTGATTACCTAAATAAAAATCAATATCTTCTCTAGCTTCAGTATCCCAATCTGAACGAGCATCTCTCCATTGCCTAAAAAGTTGTTCGTTATATTCCGCTCTTTGGTCTTTTTCCATTATCTAGGTGAATATGTTGGGTTTATTAAAAAATCTTTATGTTTATTAAGCCATCTATCTTGTTCTGGTGTGTTTTTATATTTACCACCAGTTGGAGAGCCTATATATTCAGCACCGGGATGCATATTAAGGATAGAATCAATCATAGACTCATTATTCATTTCATTTTTTACAGAATCTTTATATGCTTCTTTAGCTATAAATTCATCTAATAGAAATCTAAGTATTCTTGTTTTATCTGCAACTTCTGCTGAATCTGGCTCATCTAATGCTCTCTGGTAATCACCAAATTCACCCCACTTACCACTAGCAGCAGCTCCTTTATCTCTATATTTAAATGGAACAAAAGGATTTGGAGACTTTTCAGCCTTACCACCATCTTGATAACCCTTAACTGTGCCCGGAAATAAAGAAGAAGACTCTTGTTTTAATAAATTCTCCATTGCTTTTCTTCTATCTTTTTTCTTGTAAGATAAAGATATTCTTTTTAAATCATTTTCATTTAAAAATCCTTTTTTATAAAGAGCATCAACTACATCATGCCTTTTTACATCAGATGTTTTAATACCACTGGTGATTTTTTTTAATTGAGATGGTTTCTTTATTTTTACTAATTTATTAATATACCTTTGTAAATAACCCGGATTTATTAAATCCATTTTATCAAATGGTTTATTTATTGGGTCTTCTAAAACTTTATAACCCTTCCAATTTAATTTTTTTGAAGCAGGAGAAAGTAACCAAT